TGGTATTCAGGAGCAGCTAGAAATAAACGTGACTTAATGCAGTTGGCTAAGGCTTATGGATACAAGAAAGATTATCTATTCAGAGTTAAAGAGGTTGAGACTATTGACTTCTATTCTTTCCTTCCAATGCCCAAGACAGACCCTAACGATGTAATCATCTCTATATCTAAGGACTTGGCAAAAGGGTACAAGAAAGTGAATGTTGAGTTCGATGCACTTCACACTATAGTAACAAATCCTGACTTCATGTACTCAGCTGGTACTTTTAAAGGAGATCACAGAACCAAAGACAAGTATGAAAGAAAGCAAAACCTTTTAATACTTGACGTAGACGATGGGCTTAGTTTAGAGACAGCAAAGATGATGCTATCTGATTACAGATGTCTATTTGCTACAACCAAGTCACATCAAAAGGAAAAGAAAGGAGTAACATGTGATAGATATAGAATCATATTCATTACTGACAGATTGCTTAAATTGGACTCTGATACTTACGGTGAGTTTATGGCTAACTTTTATGAGTATATTGGCATACCAGTTGACGATGTTTGTAAGGACTCTTCACGTATGTATTATGGTGCTGATGGAGAGTATTTCTACAGCAATGGTAAAAAGCTTATTGAGATTGAGAAGCTTATACCAGATGGAGAGAAGAGTAATAAACTTAAAGAACACAGAGATGCTGTTGGCTTCACATCACATACAGGACTGGAATCGTTCTTTATATCAGAGGAATCAAGTGGAAGAAACCACCAACTTAACAACTATTCACTGGTACTTAAAGATAGTTCATACAACTATGATTCCATTTGTGAGAAAGTTTATGAGCTGAATGAAAAGTTTATAGAGCCACTATCCAAGAAGGAAATTGAGTCTACTATACTACGAAGTATTAAACGAAAAATGGAGGATACAGATGACTAGACATGAAACACTTATATTTAACAACTCAGTAGAACAACACTTTGAAGAATTGAATGTGAGACAACAAGAAGGAGATTTGGAATTGGCTGACATGAGTAGTGAAGAACTTTGGTTTGAAGCTACAGAACTTGCGCAGGCAGGATACGATGATTTTCAAGACAGTAAGTTTGAAGATATGCGTGAAAGAGAATGGGAGAATTAAAATGGCATTAACTAAAGAGGAGTCAATGGATTTGATTGCGGAACTAGAGGACAAGATTAAAGAGGTAAACCATACTTTGGTTAATCGTCCAGAAAGAGTTGTAGCAGAAGTACATGAGGTAACTATTGAGAACAGTTCAATGGGTGGAGACTTAGGTAAGTTGTTTGGAGCACTAGCTTCAGCACAAGGAGAGTTTAAAGCAGTTGGAAAAGATAAGGAGGGTCATGGATATAACTTTTCTAGCCTACAGAATATTATAGAATACTCATCACCTATCTTATCTAAGAATGAACTATCCATAACGCAATTAATGGTAACAAAGCTAGTAGGTAAAACTGTTCTTAGTGGAGTGAAAACAATACTAGGACATAGTGGAGGTGGATATGTAACAGCAGAGGCTTATATACCAACATCCAAGACAAGTAGAAATACATTGGTTATGGTATTTGGTGTCAATACAAGTTACATAAAAAGATACAGTTGGTTATCAGTATGTGGACTTTCTACCACTGATGATGAGACTGATACTGATGGAGTAAGTTGATGCTAGAGATGTTAGCAATGAGTTTAACAGTAATGCTTATAATGGCTACATTATGGATTATAACCGCCTAAATCGACAAATTATTGCAAAAACTGCAGTTTAACAGCACAAGATGTCTACTTGAAAGATGAAAAGGAAATTATTATGGCACTAACTAAACAAGAATTAAAAGATATGATGGACGGATTTGATATCAATGATATTGAAGAGGAAGAGGAAACAGTTGGCTTTGGAGAGAGTAGTTATATTGTTGGATACCAAGCAGTAGATGTAAAGATTACTATGGCAAAGCTAATCACTATCAAAGACAGTAAGGTACAGTTTATTGAACTAGACTTTGAATCCAAAGATGGCAAACAACTTCGTGAGAAGTATATGTTAAAAGGAAAGACTGGTGCTACATTCTTTATGCAAGGTGGAAAGAAGAGAGCACACTTTGGATTATCTAAGATTAAGTCACTCATTAATGTTCTTGGATTATACTCTAATGAAAGCAATAAGATGAAGGAACTATTCTCTAATGTTGAAGTCAAAGATGTTACTTACTCTGAGTATGGAGAAGAAAAGACAGAAGAGTTTATTACTTTTACTGACCTTATTGGTTCTAAGGTTAAGATTCTTGTTAAGTCAAAGAAGATTAATCAAAACTCAGCCAATGATAATACTAATGACTACATGGTTCAATGTGTAAAGGATGTTAAATCATTTGCTAAGCAACACCCAAAGAAGAAGTCAGCTCAGAAGTGGAAAGGTGATGAGAACTATTTCCCAGTATACAGATGGTTCACTGAGACTAATGTAGACCACTTCTGTACTATTGATGGATTACTACAGTCAGAAATGGAATCAGGAGAAGGCAAGCTTATGGATAAATGGTTGTCTATGAGTGAAGAAGGTCAGATATTTGATACGAGAGTATTGATTGTAGAGGACTTGTCAGAAGCCAAGAGAAAGAAGCTATCTATTGATGAGTACGGAAAGATTATTGAGACAGATACAGAGTATGAAGATGAGCCTGAAGTCGAACCTACTTCTGAAGAAGAAGATGATGATGATAGCTGGTAGCAACTAAGAAGTAGACGATGATAATAGTCAGTAAGTACATGGGAGTTATTCCTATGTCAGGTAAACAAGTCTTTACTTTTGGTGGGTTTAAATTATGTCATCGTTCTATCAAGAAAGATAAATGTGATTACTTATTGGATACACAAACTGGAGCAATTCTAAGAGCATATCCAATAGGTACTGCAAGAGTTGTAGTGATTGAAGACTTTGCATCAAGGATAGATACGTTTAAGGACTTCATACTACACCCTAGCAACTACGAAGTAATAGAACGTGAGCCATTAGTCAAGAAGACCATCAATAAGGCTTCAGGAGTCTCTGAGAAGAGCTTCAATATATCAATGCACTACTATTCAGATAATAGTTGTGTTATACCAAGTGGAGGATAGCATGGAAAAGATTTACAGAATTTTAGGTTTAGCAGTAGTAGTAGTCATTATTTTTATGGCAGGACACACAGTTTGTAGTTTATCGCTAATAGATAAAGCACAAGATTTTAGGTCTGATGCAACAATGGCATTGGATTCAATCAAGGAGAATACAGATGATTAGTGATTGGGATATATACAGATGGTATGTAGATGGGAACCATTCACTCTATCAAACGTCTGAGCATTTTGAAATTGAAATAGAAGATGTGTACATACTCATTAGGGAACAAGATGCATTGGCTATATAAACACGGTACTATCGCTGAGTCTACTCCACCTGATAATGTAGTAGGTTTTGTTTATGAGCTTCTACTGAAAGACGGTAGGAAATACATAGGCAAGAAGAACTTTTGGAGTGTAAGTAAAAAGACACTAAAGAAGAATGGTGATAGAAGACCAAACTCTGAGTTGGTTGTATGCATAGAGAAGATGGATGCTAAAGATTTATCCAATAGAACACCAGCACAACTTCGTACTAATGTAAGGAACAAGCGTGTTACTTATGAGTATGTCAAAACTGAGTCAAATTGGAGAGATTACTATGGAAGTAGTGACAGATTTGAAACATCTGATGTAGTTGAAAGACGTATACTTGAAGTTGCTAAGACAAAGAGAGCATTGACTTACTTGGAAGTAAAGTGGATGTTCGTTAAAAATGTTCTTGAAAGTGATATTTATATAAATGGAAATATTCTAAATAAATTCCATGACAATGTATTGGAGAGTTGATGACTAACGAAATAGAAGATTTGTTGAATGTAGTACACGCTATGTATGGAGTAGATGAAGATAGTGCAATAGAGCCTAGTCATTATACGGATTTAGAAATATCACCATTGGAATATATTACAGCTAATGAAGGTGAGTTTACATGGTGTATCGCTAATGTTATTAAATATGTTAGTAGATATAAAAAGAAAAATGGTCTTGAAGATTTAAAGAAAGCAAAATGGTATCTTGAACATCAGATAGAAATTCTTGAAGAGGAGAACTTATGAACAATATAGACAAGAGCTTTATAAATGGATTGAAGTGGTGGTTTGCATTAGTAGCAATACTACTTATGGGTTATGTGCTAGTAGCAGAAGCAGAAGAGATTGAGCCTTACTGGGAAGGGAACAACCCTGCTGGTATGCATAACATGAATGTTTATGAATGTGAGTCATTTGATACATCTACTGGTGAACTATACACTGATGGTTTATACTACATGATGGTTTATGACTGTGAGTTATTTGACCCAGCTACTGGTAAGATATTGCCTGATGATAGTGCTATTAAGTGTAAGATTTACAAGTATAAGAACGGTATTCCTATCAGAGAAGCAACTCCAGATGAGATAGAAGAAGAAAGAGATAGAACGGATGTATTGATATGAGCAGAGTAGAGAGCAAGGAGACTTGGGAACTTTGGAATATATCTGAAGAACTGTACTTATATACATTGCAGTCAGAAGGTATGTTACCTACGCTTGTTAGGTATTATGAG